GAAGTAAACGCAGAATTCTTCCTCGCCATTCTTGCGGAATATGGTTTTGTTAGGTATCAATGCTGCGCCCATTAGTACGCGCTTCTCCTTGTCTACTTCTGCCAGCTTGATTTCTTGGTCTTTGCTTAAAGCAATAAAGTCAGACTCTATTGCAGGTGACTCGACTATGCTGATGGCATTGACTCCAGCATCAATACTTTCTTCGTCAAGTATCAGTTCTATAATCTTCATATCTAATAAACGAATTTTTTAGGTTTTGTTTTTATCAAAATGATGACTTGTCTCGGCTGTTTCTGTCAAGGCTCTGCTGACTCGTTACATCTGTCGATACAACATAGGCTTTGACAGGTTCTTGATTCTGTTCTGCAATACTGCCAGCCACTTGATTAAATCCGCTTGTTCCGACTGTGTTAAATTGTGGTGCGCCACCACCTGATGATGGCATTGATGGCTGACTTACTGATGGCTTAGAACCACCGCCACCGCCTTTAGGCTCAAACTTTTGTGATGCTATTGTGGCAATTTGAGCAACCCCCATTGCAACTGCTGCTGCTGCCGCAATACCTCCAAGCACAGGTCCAACCACAGGGATTCCTGACATTGCCTTGTATGAAGATTGTGCTGATTGTGCTGTGTCTATTGCTGTTTGAGCGATTGATACAGCCTTCTGAACTTGAAATGCTCGTTTTGCTGAAATTAATTGATTTGCTGCTAGTGCATCACTAATTGCTAATGCTGCATTTAAACCATCTCTAGCAATTTGAGTAATTGCCTCCTGCTTTTGTCTTTGTAATTTTACCTCTTCATCAGCATATTTTTTTACAATCTCGCCTGCTTCTCTTTCTTGCGCCTCTGTGATTTGCTTTTGTAGTTCAGCGTTGCCTTCTGCCTGTGCGTATAGAGCATCATATTTTTGAGCAGACATCATCAACTCTTTATCAATGCCATCTTCCATTATCTGAAGGCTGATGTCATCTAATTGTTTTTGCCTCTCTATGGCTTGTTGATTAATCTGATCCTGTAAGTCTCTTTGCTCGCGCAGCAAACTGTTTCTATTTATTAGCTGTTCAGACTCAAAACCTGTGACCTTTGCTAATATAGCTGCCCTTTCATTATCTAATTCTAACAGTTGCTTTTTAGCTTCAAACTCAGGTATTAAACCTTTGGCTAATCTATCTTGTACTGCTCTTTGTTGAATGTCAATTAAGGCTGTTTCTGCGTCAATTTGGTCTTGCAATATTTCACCCAGCTTCTCATTCGCTGCGATGCGCTCTTCAAATGATTTTGTCTCGTCATCTCGAATCTGTCTTTGAAGTTCAGCCGCCCTATCAAACTCTTCTATTAAGCCTTGTTGCTGAATAGCTGCAATTTCTGCTGCTTTACCAAGTTCAACAGTAGCCTTCGCGCTTTTTAATGTTTCCGATGTATAGTCACTTATTGCGCCTACTACGTTTTTAGCTGTATTGACAATCTTTTCTAAACCACCATCCTCACCTGTAATTATATCTACGCTCTGAACCGCAGCTTCTTTGGCTGTTTCCCACGCCTTTGCAAAGTCTCCTGAGAAGAATTGAAACAATGCTTTGCCTGCTAATCCCAATGTCTCCATTAACTGCTCAAAACGCTTGGTCAGCCCTTCACCTATTGATGCTCCTAGTTCTGCAATTTTCTTTTGTGGATCTTCAAATAATTCATTAAAATAATCTACAACAGTACCGACATTGCTTTCGAAGAATTTAAACAAATCATTAAAGGCTATTTTTAAAGCTGTCAGACCTGTTTCAAAAGCGTCTAGTGCCCCTTGATTGTTTTTAAATACCTCAACTAAAGTTCCTAAAGCGGCAATCAGTAATCCAATGCCTGCTGCTTTAATAGCTGTTCCGACTTTCTTGAATCCACCAGCAAGTCCTGATGTGCCTTTTTCAGATTTTTTTGTTTCCTTACTAACATCCTTTGTGTCTTTTTTTACTTCTTTTAATTCCTCACCAACGCCTTTAACAAATGTTCGGACTTTGTTAAATCCACCACCAACTTCCTCTGTGCCTTTTTCAGTTTCTTCTAATTCCTTACTAACGCCCCCTACACTTTTTGCTGCTGATTTAATAAGTTGGATAAATTTCTTAAATCCTGAGATAGCAATGCCTGTCGTTTTATTAAGCTGGCTTGACAGTCCAGCATTAGCTGTATTGGTTTGATTTAAGTTGCTGTTAGTTGCTTTTATTTCTTTGTTTAATTGAGTAACCTCAGAACTATTAACATCAATCTCAATCTCAACTACTTTTTTTATTTTTTCAGCCATTACTTTGTAGTTTAAAGTAGTTCTTAAATTCGGCTAGGTTCTCAGGTACTTTGTACTTGCCTTTTGCCATCTGTGTCAGTTGACCGCCATCGTGCCAATCATCGCTCTTCAGTAGTTCTATAATATCCTTAATCATTCTACAAGTGTTAAAAGTTCAAACGCTGCTTCGCCTGTTGTCAGGTTTAGCTTCATATTGTTGATTGTGTATTTCTTAGTGCTTATCGTCAGCACATCATTGACATTGATTTCTAGGATCAAATTCAATGGCAATATCGCTCTGACCATTGTCCTGCGCATTGACAGGTCATATAGGTCGGTGATGTAATCTTCCCAAAATGTTTTGTAAATACTTGGACTACTGGCTGTGTCAGTAGCCAATGTAAACGGATTGACCTCCGCACCAAAGTTCAGGCTTTGTGTGTAGTTGCTGTCTTTGTCATTGTACTGAAAGCAGACGTTGTATTCTTGAATGGTGTTGGCAATGTTACTATGCGCTCCGTTGATGTAGAAAGTGCGGAAGTCAAAAGCTGTTTGATTAGTGACTGAAAGGTCTTTTGTTGTGCCTCTGTAAAACATAACTGTCTTGCCTCCTGTTGTAGACAAATCACTTTTGATATAATGGCAAACCATCAATTCACTTAGAAAACTAGCCTCATCTGAAACAGGGGCAAAGTTGGTTAGCCTTGACCAGCTAGGATTTTCAAAAGGTATTTTCAACTCAAAGTTTTGTGAACTGATAGCATCGCCAAATGAATCCCTAATTTCCGTAATTGAATCACCATAGCCAATACCTCCATTCAGTTGAGCGTAGTTCTCACCAATAACCGATTCTGTTTCTGCATAGCTAAATTTCAATTCATTGTAAAGTGATGCTGGTTGCACATCAACCTTATCCATATCGACATATTTGGTGATGTCTATCTCACCTCCTAATGCGATCCAATCATCAAAAGTTTCTACTTGAAATGTGGTTGCGTTAATAGGCAAGATAACTAAGTTGAACATCTTGATGATGTTCTGCAACCATTCAGCAATATTTTGGTCAGGCAGTCCACCTTCGATGTTGATGGTTTCGTTGGTTAAGCTGTCGGTGTATGTATGGTTGAAATATCTAAACTCACAAGTAGAGGAATCATCCATACTTGTGGTGCTTTCTACGACAACAAAGTTTAGGTCGCTTACGCCACTTACAAATCCCCAATCGAATTTTTCAGGGAAGTTTGATTTGACATAGAACTTGAAAGTCCTAGCTGACGCTGAGTCAGGAAAGCTGAATGTGTGTGTGACATATTCATCTCGGATACTGCCACCATCCAAATACACATAGTCGTGTGCAGTCTCTGTGCCTCCTGTGGTTTCAGTACAAACTAGCTTCACTTTAGGTTCAGGCAAATATTCATTGACCTCTTCGAATAAACTCATCCTTACCTTGATGCGACCTAACACACTTACATCTCCTGAATTAGCTGGAACTGTTAAAACTCCTGTGGCTACATCCCAAACTGCTGCACCGCCTCCTGATGTAGTACCTCCTGTCAGTTGAACATAATCCATCTTGAAATGATCACCAAAACCTTCCGCTCTATTGCTCCATACATACAAATCTTGCCAAGCATCGGTATTCCAAAAACCACCTGTAAAGTTGATTGAATACTTGCTCTCAATCTGCTCAAGGATGAAGTTAGCTTTCAACGCTGGTTTCAATTCGTAAAACATACCGCCTTGTGCCGCATATTGATAGTTATTACTAATACCAATAAAGTCATTTCCATCACGCATCGTAGCGGCTATGACCATACGAAAATCAGACACAGGCATATCTGAAAATTGAAAGGCAAGTTTTCTAGGTAAGTTAGTTTGAGCGATTGATGCAAATGGGTTAGCTGAAGTAATAGTCGCAACAGTTGCAAAGTCAGCATCGGCATCTCTGACTTTTATTTCCCAAGTTTCTGTCTTGGCTGTCTGTACACCAACAGCGAATACATCTGTTTCAACTCCATTGACTTGATTAAACCAATTGTTCTCTCGGTCATAAAATGAAGCGTCTCCTTCAGTTGTAGTGACTTCATAAGGCACAAGTGTCAGGCGATTGTCTTTTACTGTGTAGTCACCTGCTGATATTGAACCTGAGTATGGTTTGTAGTTAATGGAATTATACATCCCATTGCCTCTGCCTTGAAGATTCCAATTACGCTGCGAAGTGATTAATGGAATCAGTTTATTGCCTGATCCTAGTGTACCTTGAATAGCATCATCAAATTGGTCGTATGTCAATTTAAAGTTTGACGTTTCAGTCAATGTGCCTAACTGTGGTATTGTGTCTTTACCAAACGCCTCAAGTACATTCGGCATCTCGCTAAAGAACTCAACCTCGTAGTAGTCAACGCTGCCATTTTTTAAAACAGCACGATTGAGCCACAAATAACCTTCTCGAAATGGTAATGTGTTTATCTCAATGCGTGCAGCTTTCTTGGCTGCTGGATTGAAGCCTGTTGCAATGGACTCATTATACCAATGACTCATTGCGATGTTGTTGTTCTTAGAAGCTGGAATTGTAAAGGATTGAGTGTAGTCAGAAAAGACCTTATCCAATTCTCTGAAGTCTTTGACAGTTCGATTTATCTCAATGGCTTCATCATCGAACAAATCAAGCCTCAAATCGCCAATATAAACCTCAACATTTAACCTCATAATTCTATTGTCTTATCTTGTCTTGTCTTGTCTTGTAGCATACCAAATGCAATGCAAATGCAATGCAAGTGCATAGCAAGTGCATCAATAAACTTGTAACTACTTGATTATCAGATAACATCATTCAACTCATTGTAAGCAAAGTCAAAGGTCAAAGTGTAATTTATCAACTTATCATTGACAGATTTCTTAAACTCTACTTGATTAGTTTGTATCGTGACAGGTGTGTAAACATCATCAATGATTAACACAATGCTTTCGCTCAACATTATCTCCTCCAGCAACAAGCTGAATGACTCATCTACAAACCCTGTGTTGACAATAATTGACTTTGATCCATTAACATTATACCTCTTATGCTGTGCCGAATTAGTGTTGTATGTGTACTCACTATTAACTACCTCACCGATGTTTCTTTTGAACTTGCTTTCGGTAGTTGACATCTGCGTCATTGACTTTTTAATGAAGCTGAAGCTATCCCAAAAGCCAAACTTGTTGATGAATAAGCAATCGACCACGTTGTATTTAGGCTCGCAAATAATCTCATATCTAAGTGGCGATTGGTCATTGATTTTAGCGATAGTGTTTGCACCTGATATTCTTGGAACATCGTCAGCGAGAATATAGAAGCCTTGCGGCATTTGCTCCTGCGTAATTTTCAACTGCTGCAACGCTGTAACTTGTGCTGCGCTTAATGTACTTATATCTAATACCAAAACTGAACTTGTAGTGTTGGCATCAACGTCTAATTCTTCATCTATGCCTTGATAGGTAGTACCCCCATCCGTAAAGGTTGGTGTTATAATGTTAACTGTCTGACCTACTGAAGCATCATTCGCCACAGTTATATCTAAAAATGACCCAATCGTAAAGTCATTTTGACTCGTAATTTCGACAGATACACCTATTGTTCCTGTCGATGGGCTGCCAGCAGCGTTCCTATTTAGGAAGTGACCAACTCGTAGAAAGTCTTTACCTGTCACAAAGTTTGAGCATAGGTTCTTTTTGCCTAATGGAATATATACAACGGAATATTCTACCTCGTCAATGGCAAAGTCAGAAGGCAATATCTCAACGTCATAAATGTTTTGAATGGTTAAATAGTCATCATCTACCTTTGTTAACCAATCTGTGCCTGCACCCCATTTGATGCGAGCGAAAGTTTCGACATCAGGTGTGTTGTGATCAAACTCACCTGTAAATATTGGAAGGATTGCATAGCTATCTGTACCCATCTGTCGATAGCAATCTGTTGCCATTATTGTCACATCCGTTTGCTTGGCAACTGCTGGCGACCAAGTAGGATTGCCATAGTTACCTGTCGCACCTGTCGATGGTAAGAAGTTTACGCCATCCTTGAACGCACTGTATCCGTAGTTGGCTGTGTAGTATTCCTCTGTCACAGTAGTACCTCCTGTATCAACTACTGTTTTATCTACCTCAATGAATAGAATCTCATCTTGCGAGGCGTGCTTATCTGACCTCACTTTCGCTGCATAGCTGGCAGTCAAGGCTGCTTCAAAAGCAAGGCAGTACGCTTTGTTCTGCTGCAACGCTGGAATAGCAAACGTGATTGATGTTGCATTGAATGATACGACAGTAACGTGCCAAACAGTCGCAACGTATGTTTGATTAGTACATACTCCTAGCCCTGTTGAATTGAAAGCTGGTGTTTTGATAGTAAACTTATCACCTACCTTTAAGTTGCACATAGTGGTAGTGTCTACTGTTGTGGTAAACTCGCTACCATCATTGTTCGCGTTTAGGTTTGCAGTAGATGTGATGTCGTAGCTAATCTCCTTAATCTCATCAGGAATCTGATGCTCAATGTAATCAGAAACAAGCGGAGCAATGTCAAATACAATGATGCCATCAACGTCATTGGTTTTGGATAGCGTGTAGGTCTTTATTGCTGTACCACCTGACGCTCTGTTGCCTCTTTTGATTTTGACGCTTAGAGATGCGCTCGTAATATCTTCATTTGCCGATGGTACGCAGTTGATAAAGAATGGTGACCTTGTTCTTACAGGTCTATGACTTTTTAGTGCTGTTGGCATTGATAGTGTCTATTTTTGTGCTGATATATTCTAAATTATCTTGTGCAATAGCTTCTTGCATTTCTGCCATAAACTTATCCTCCTGACTTTCATAAGCATCGGTGAAAAAGTTAGTAGCTGGTATGCCGTACTTTTTAATCTTGCGATTGATAACGTATGCTAGTCCTTTTACTCTCGATTCTGTTTTTTTAATGAAGCTACCTGTTTTTTGATCTCTTAATCTAATCTTTGGTGGTCTTTGATTAATCCAATCAATCAAGGCTTGCGGAGGAACTCCCTTACCTGCCCTCCTGCCCTTATCTACATTCAGACCATACTCAAGCATCTTGAAGATGATGAAGCCTTTGCTGAATCGACCATCATCTGTCCTTGTCTTTAATTCAGATGTAATTGAATTGCGAAGCTTGCCACTACTGTCTATGCGCTTCTTGTAGCTTTTGCCGCGTGAATTTTTAGCTGTGTAGGTTTTGCCTATGTTGATCTTGGCAAGCCTGACCACATTATCCGCAAAGTCAGCCAGTGCTTTATCTCTTGCACCTTTTACCCTGTCACCCATCAGATGCAGATTTCGTTGTTAGGCACGTTGATAGAGATGTCAATCGCCCAGCCTGCAAGTAGGTTTTCAAATCTGTCTTGAAATGGTGTTGCCCTTACAGCATCAGTCAACTGAAAGTTGTCAGTAAACGCTGTGCCTCTTCGTAGCTGCTCAACCAATCGGTTGCAAACTTGTAGCTGAGTATTCCAAATGTCTTGTAGGTTATCCATCCCATAGAAAGGCTCTGACTCGTTTCTCAAGTCATTCTTATTGATGTCCACCACATCCATACAGATGACTGTGAAGTTCAAGGTCATTGTCGAGCCATTTAAAGACGTATCCCCAACGATAATATGTGACAGAGGGAAAATACTCTGCTTTGCTAAATCAGCCTCTGAGATGTCTCCTATTGTCACCACGTTGACGTTATTGTCTGCGATCAAAAGGTCGTGTAACTTCTGCGTTACTGTATAGAACTGTCTCATTGTCTTTGCTTGCGTTTTAGTTCGTTGATTTCGATTTCTGTTTTCTGTTTATCAAACATCAGTTTAAGCAGACATTTATGGAGTGCCAATTTTGTGACTTCATCAATTCTAGTGACGCTTCCATCTGCGAGATGATTGATTGATTGATACCAGCCCCATCGCTGTCCAAATTGTGCGCGCTCTCCAAATTCATTGTCTTCGATTCCTCCACTAAATAAGTCTTCATACTGCTCAGTAATTCTCTTCCTAAATTCCAAAAAAAAAGCATTGCGCCTAGTGTGGTTTGCAGGTCGCAGTCAAGGAAGAACTCTGCGTACTTGTCTGAGCCTTCGTATTCTTCGATTAGGTAGGTTTCCTTCACCTTGAGCGTGATAGGTCTGTAAAGCACAGCCATTGCCTTGTGGTAGGTGGTTGGTGACTTCATATAGTTCTCCAAGTCCACATACTCGCCCAAGCTGATGTCATCCAACTTTGGAATGAATCCGAACTCTGTGTCACCGATCTTGATTTTGTTCCTGAAGGTTGGCTTCTCACCGAACACATCTTGCAGCATCTGCACCACAACATCGTATTGAGTCAGGCTAAGTTTTTGCAGTTCATCATAGCTGACGTTGCAGAATATGCTGACCATCTTCATTGCCACGAACTCGCTGTCCTCTTCACCTTTGTTCGCTTCCAATATCTTTTGGTAAGCGATGTAGTCCTTTAAAGGAATATCGGCAAGGCTGGCTGGAACTTGAAATTTAACTTTCATAATATATAAACGTATTTGATTCTGTTTGTACCTCAGTTTATCTGTTTAAGTATTTCTCACGCGACTTTTTTCTATCCCACCATTCACCTAGTAGCACCCTGTTGTCATCGTCAATATGTTCAATTTGACTTTTAGGTATCCAAACGTGATTGACTAATATAGCCTTCGGTGTAATCTTTTGAATGATTTGCCCTGATGCTTGAAAGGTTGCGGTCATCAATAGGTCTAACTCATCGCCTTCTTCAAGCTGGTTGATTCGCTCGTCTAATTCTGCTTGTGTCATATTGCTAAAATATAAATTTAGCGAATACTATAACTTCCGTAGTTCGGGTTTGCCAAACGATTCCAAACCGCATACCTGACCGCATCAATAGCGTGATTGAAATTATTCACAGGTTTGTTGAGTAGGTTGCCATTCTTGTCCTCTGTCCATTTGTAGTTTTGCAGTTCTTTGATTAGGTTCAAACTATTCGCTGTCACCTTCAACTCATAACGCTTCAACATATCAATGCCAGCCATTATTGAATCCGCACCTTTGGCTGTTGGTTTTACATTCCATCTTAGCCTATGCAGTTCCTCTATTGACTTTGGCTCAGCCGAGTCCGCGTAGATAACATCAAGCCTGTTCAATCCTAACTCCTCAAACTTGTGTGCTATGTCTTGGTTGGTTAAGTTGGTATGGTAGAGCAGTTCATCAAGGATAAGCTGGTTACCTTTCTTATAAACCTTGACCAATGCTGTCGGATCATTAGTAAACCCAAAGTCCATTCCTGTGGATAGTAGCTGACCTGATACCTCTTGCACAATGCCAAACTGAAATATTGTTGCTCTTGACATTCCACGCTCACCAAGTCCATAGATCCTCCAATAGTCCTCATCTGTTTCTTTCAGCCTTTCGATTTCGTGAATGATGCTTTCCTCAAGGTATGGATTATCCTTGTATGTGGTTTGCATAAAAGAGCAGTCCTCTCGTGGCACTACCTTGTCATAAATCCAATGGAAGCTGTCAGATGGATTGTAGTCGATTATGATGCGACCTGTGGTTCTGAATAGTATCTGCTGCCAATCTTCCCAATACAATTCATTTGCTTCGTTTAGAAAGGCTAAATCACGCTTGCGACCTCGTATCTTTTGTGGTTGGTCTAAGCTGATGAACTCAATCAGGTTTCCATTCAGATGGTATTCGCTGTTGGATTTGTTGTGGTATTGCTCGTTGTATAAATTATGCTTACGGAGAATGTCAAAGAAGTCACGCATTACAGATGAGCGAACTGCTGGGAATGTCTTACGAGCAATCGTTATGGTCTTGCCCTTATTACGATAGCAGTAGTCGAATATTATCCATAGCAGAATGTTGTACGTCTTACCTGATCTCGTACCGCCCTGCTCAACGATTATCTTTTGGTCTGACTTCTTGAGATGTGTAAAGACTTTATTTACCCGAATCTTCCCATTCGCCATCCTCAATGATTTGGAAGGTCTGCACACCTTCGTGTGCTATCTCCTGACGTTCAATGTATCCTCGCTTCTTGCCTTTGGTTTTGAGATAGAATATTGTAGCAGCAGCCGAGCCATCTTGTATCTGCTTATGAAGCTGTGATTCAGCAAAGTCCAATGCTACGTTTTCAATATCTGCAACCTGCTTCGCAAAGTCCGCATCATCTTTAAGCCATTGATAAAATGTAGTGCGACCTACCCCAGCTTTTTTGCAAGCTGATGTCACAACACCAAGCGAAGATTCTAAGGCTTCTATGACTGCCTTTTTATGTTGTTCTGTTTTGTTCATTCAAAAATGCTTTTAATGGGTAAAAAACTAAGGAATTACGATAGCCGCCTTCATACGTTGGTTCAATCGGTGTTACTCCGTGTACGTTTCTCCAAGCTGGGTAAACCAAAATAGAATTATCGCATTGGTCAATCGTTGCACCGTAATCAGGTATATTTAGGTTTCCTCCTTTGCTGTTCTTGCGCTTAGTGATAATCACATTTACTGCGCCAACGATATTGCCTGTATCCCTGTGGAATGGTGCGCTTATATTGTAATTGCTAATCGAAGATGTAAACAGGTTGCCAAACTTCCATTCATTACCGACTTTACTAAATAATTCTTTTTGCCTTTGGTATTGCTTGGGTAATATATCAGCTATTAGTTGCTCGCTTTTCTTTACTAACAACAACATTGCCTTTATGAAGGTTTGCGCTGACTTGACTTGGTGAACGCTGCTTCTTGATGCGTAAGGTCTTTTCAAGTGTGGCTTTGGCGGTGTGCTTCCTAAAATTGTTGAGAATTGTTGAACGTCATTTTTCATAGCTTCTATGCCTCCTTGATAAAAAGCCTTTATTGCTGAGGCTCTATTCATCATTGACTTTGGAACATTCTTGCTCCTCAATTCCTTATCCGCAAGGTCTGCCAACTTGCACATTTTGTCGGGCATTTGTCGCATAAAGAAACCAATCGGCTCATCATCAGCATAGAATATGCAGTCCTCTGTTACGTTAGGCTCAAACGCTGGGCATTGGTCACCAATCTTTACAACGTGTTCTATCTGATTTAGGTCTATGCGTTTCATATCTTTTTACTTCTGTATTTCTTATCCGTAAACTTAGGCTCGTATTTCCAAGGCTTGTCAGGCTTAGTTATTACCTTAATTGTCGGGTCAATGCTTTTGAATATGTTAATCTCATTTAAAGCCATTTCTGAACGATCAAAAACTTGCAAGCCGCCCGTGCCCCCGCCTACTGGTGCGCAGTCAATTAAATGCTTTGAACAATACAATGTGTCGTAATTGTCGTTGCGCAGCAAAAGGTATTGATAAAAATCATCAAATGTGCTTACGTTGTTATTTGGTCTAAACAAGTTCGTGCGTATTATGTAGCAAGTTTGCGTTCGTTTATTTACCCTTGTGAATAGCTTATCTGTTTTAGCATACCATTCAAATGAATAAGGAAACACAACCGCTCCAACCTTCTTTATCTCAAAAGCCTTTATGATTCTGTCAATATCTTTTTCAATTTCGCCAATACCCTTCACATCATCATCTATACGGAAGTAAAGGTCGTATCCTTTTTCTTCTGCGTATTTCTTGGCAAATGCAGTAGCGTACCCTAACCCTTTGTCGTTTGCGTCAAGAATCACTACGTTATCAAACTTATATTGTTCAGCGTCTTGCGGCTCAACAAATATCTTGTAATCAAGTTCCAGCCTTTGCATAAACGGCTCAACATACTTCTTTATGTTGTTTGGTCTTGCCTTACTTGGTATGCAAACAAGGCATTTCATAGCTTGTTCTTTTCAGATTTCAAGAAGTCTAATATCATCTTGCCAATATAAGCATCTTGGTCACGCCAAAACTTTACAAGATCGTAAGCCTCTTCATAGTGGTCAGGCTCAAATTCAATCTGAATAGCCTTCTTAACCCCATCAGCCATATCTTGAAGCTGATTCTCAACATCTTCATCATCAAGGATGGAATAGTCCACCTCTTCCTCAGGCTGCCAAACATCCAAACCCCATTCTCCAAGCTGTGCATTATCCCATTCGTTTGCTAATATATCCCAATCCCATTCACCAAATCCTACATTATCCTTAACTATAAACTCCTTCTGCTGCTCTTCAGTCAAATCGCTTGCTTTAATGATAGGCACTTCTTTTAATCCTGCTTCCTTGCAAGCCTTTAAACGCATATTACCACCTAACACTATCATATCATCGTTTACTACGATGGGTCTCAACTCTAGCATCTGAGGAAACTCTTTTATTGACTTGACCAGCTTCTTGAACTTGTCATCCTTAATCAATCGCGGATTGTTAGGATTGGTCTTTACTTCTGTTATCTTAACTTTTTGCATCTTCTTGGTATGTTGAATAAACTTGGTCTAAATCTTTACGCCATTGCTCCCATTGTCTTGGTGTGCAGGTGCAAGGCTCGTGGTATCTATGGTCGAAAACAATCGCGTGTATCTGTGCAATCACAGGATAGACTTCTGTAAGGTATCTATGCTTGTCTTGCTTCGTGATGTCCTTGACCTTTGTCCATTGGTTATACTGCGCCTCCGACATACATTTCTTTGGCTTGTGCCGATCGTATGGAAATAACTTGTTCAACTTCTCCTTGCGAGCATCGCATCCACAATCTTCACCAGCCAACCATTTGACCGCCTTCTTTATTCCTGTGGCTTCTGTTACCTTCTCTATGGTATCGCCTAAACCTTTACTTGGTGCTTTCTTTCTTCGCCTCGTTGTAGGCTTCGTTGATTTTGCTCTTGGCATTTGTCAATGTATTAAATATTGATGATGCGCTTATGCGCGTTTCTTTAGATAGCTTTCGTATGCTTAAGCCTTCGTTGTGATATAGTTCAAATAGCTTCAAATCATACCACCCCATATCCGCTTTGGACTGCTCAATCACCTCCAGCTTCTTGGCATACTCTGCTTCAAACTCAAAGTCAACCTCTGACGCTTCTAATTCTTTGATATGTTCAATACTGATAATCTTAGTACGCTTCTGAACTCGCTGTAAGTCAACTATTAAACTCCTGATAATAGTATAAACGTAAAAACCTACCAACTGATTTGGATTATTTTTATCTATCAGCCTCTCAGGATTCTTAATCTCACTCAGCTTGATGTACATTTCCTGCACAATATCCTCCGCGTAATGTCCTGCGCCCAAATTTTGAGCCATCACTATCCAATCGCTGTGCCTTTCAGTTGTGTATGCAATCTCAAGGAGATTCATACCACATAAATTCAACAGCTACAATGCCAATGAATACCTGCACAACGCACTCAATGTTGTCTTCTGCTTCAAAATCATAGTAGTTGATGCCGAAAACAAACCCTTGTAATAAGCCAAATGAAATTTCCATTTTAGCAATAATACGAAAATATTTAACCTGCGGTTGTCTTGTTTGGTATAATTTTCAACCACGCCTCATCAGTTAGCTGATCTTGTTGCTTAACATCTTCTTGGTATTCTATCTCAATTTGGTCATTGCCTAGCTGGCTAAACTTATCAATCTGCCTTTCGGCTGCCTCAACTCTGCCCAGCAGCTTGAGATTCTTCTCACGCATTATACGCAGCGTTGTTTCGATGTTCTCAAAGTATTCAATAAACTTATGGTCAGGATTTTTTGACAGCGTGGTGTTCTTCATAATCGTTACCTGCGCCAACGCTTTCACAGCATCAAATTCTAAGTCAATCATTCTCATTTCTTAATACCAATTAATCCTTTTCTAATGCCCAGCGAATCCACGTTGTAGTATCGCTGCTGTTTACGATCATAAAACAATCTAAACTTTCCTGTCTTGCCTACACCTTTCGGCTTAGTCTTTTGGACATATACATCTCTGACGTTGTAGTAATTATCAACGCTGTGTTGCATCTCTGTATCGCCTTGATTGGCAAGCTGGACTTGCTTTATTTGATGTGGCTCGTACAGCAATATCATCTGATAACCTTTGCGCCCAAACTGCTGACCATACGCCCACTCATCCTTCTTGTTGGGAGGAGTCCAAAAATACCACTCGCCATCATCATCCTTTTCACGCACTTCGTTTTTATCGTTGGCGTGATTCGTTAGGATAGTTAGGTAGTTCTTCTTTTTTGTCCAAGCGATAAGAACATCAAGTTCGTTCTTGACGATATTGGCTGTTTTGCTGCCACCAATCTCTATATCAAGTTCATTGAATGGGTCAATTAGAACTCCATCGAATTGACCTCCTAGCCTTTGCTCTTCGTAGTTGACCGCGTCAAAGAAGTTAGTGATGTTCATTTGTAGGTCGTTTAAGTTCTCCTTCCAATGTTCTGTCGGGTCAAGTATGCGAAAGTGATTATTTAGCCATAGCATTATCTTATCAAGCCTTTCTTCGCTAATTGGATTATCGCTGTTATGCTCAAGCGTTTCGCCTGCTGCCAGCTTTTCAATGAGCATCTCAATGATTTCGTATTTGTCTCCTGTCTCAGGCGATAGGATAAGCCACTTCCATCCGTGCATCAAGGATGCGTTGAGTATTAAGTCAAAGGTAAACTCGGTCTTACCTGCGCCACCTACTCCAGCTATCATAATGGGATAGCCTTTCTTTAAGCTTATGTATTGGTTTGCATTTGACCAAGCTGTGTCAAGACCTCTCTTGCGATTCGTTATCCTGCGCTGCTTTATTTGGTTCAGCACTTGCAGCGGTGCTGTTGTCATTGGTTTGCTCATCTGTTATCTGTTTGTATTGTTTAATGTACTCAAATATAAATTCTTTTGCGTAATCGTTCTCGCAAAGGAATGCGCCTATCAAGCTCAAGCCTTGTTTTGTCAGAGCGTTACATACCAGCTTGTTTGCTTTAGCCATTATGATGATGTAGTTGTCTGCATCACTCAGTTGCTGGGCTAACTCCCTGCGTTTATTTCTTGCATTCATAACCGTTGTAGGTAATTACAATAATTCTAAAATCGTAAGTATATCTAAATTGTAAGATTCTCTATAATCTTTTGGCTCATCTGCCTTATAGCATTTTAAACCATTATATTGTGAGTAAATTGTAAGTAATTCTTTTAAGGAGATATTACTATAAAACAATTCTACATCGTGTAAATCTCTAAATTGAAAAAACTTACCATCTATATATGTGCCAATCGACCTATCTCCTGCGTCAATATTTGACATATCTATTTCAATACATTCTTGTTTTATCTTGTTTATTGTTAGCATAAGTATTTAATTTTAACTATTTGTTTTTTCAGTATATATAACTTTCAACGCACTCATAAACGAATTGTCTATCTTCGTTCAATATGTCTAGTTGTTCTTGTGTCATTGGATCGCCATCGTAGTCAGCAGCGCAAATGAATGCATCGCAGAAATCAGGATAGTCTGAATAGTCGATGCCATCCATATCTATATTATCTATTAGCTTGTAGTCCATCTTAAAAGTCTTTTGATTGTGTTTTGTCTAATTTATATTTTCCCTGTGGTTGTATTGTCTTCAAATGAGGAATGACTCCGTTTGCTTTTGACTTCCAAACCTTGATTGGTTTATTGTAACCATCCTTCCAGCCGTTTTCTACCCATTGCTCGTATTTAAGTTTTGCGTGTGCAGGATCAACATTTGCTTGCTTAGATAAACAATAAGAAACAAACTCATCGGCTGATGGTATATTCTTATCTTGTATCTTCTTGTCTTGTCTTGTAGCATAGCTTTTGCTATGCACTTGCATTGCACTTGCATCTACCTTCCATCTTTTCTTAGCAGCAGACGCTCTTTTTGCTCTCGTTTCTGCAAATTCATCTAGCTGTTCGTCAAGGAATTTAATGCTTATAAAGTCATCTTCGACTTTGATAATTCCGTGTTTTTGCAACTCAACTAATGCTGCCTTATTGTTGCTACATACTTTTTGCAAAGCAAGCGCGTAAGGTAGATCCCCTACCCTTGTCCAATAGATACAGCACAGATCAATGAATATTGCGCGTGTGTTAAAGCTGCACATCTGAATATTGCCATTATCCCATTCACTAGGTTCAAACTTAAAGTAAGGAAGTTCTTTTGCCATTGTCTGTTTGTTTGTTTCAAAATTAAACTATATCTCAAAGTTAGCAGTCAGCAAATCTTTACTTTGTTCTGCAAGCGCATATCTTTCTGTTTCGGTGTTGGTCTTTTTTGCAGTCCAATAATCATCTAACACAGCTTTCACGCTGTGGATTATGGTCGCGTGATTCTTCGGTCTGCCATTACTGATGACCTCGCCAATTCTGCCTAGCGACAAGTGCGTGTTTTCCTTGATTAAGTAAATGGCAACTTGCCTCGCAATGACCACCTTGCTATGTCTGTTCGCGCTTAACATAGTTGACATTGGTATGCCTGACAAATCAGACACAGTTCTGATAATGCTATCTACTTTTTGGTCATCGCTTACCGCCTGATCATAGACCACTTTTTTATGGGTTAGCAACTCAAGTTGCTTCTTGGCTGCTTCGTAATTCAATCTCGCGTTGCGCAAAGCCTCCACGAATTGTGGAAGCTGAGCGCGCAGTTCTTGTATCTCATCAGAAAGGTAGGTCATTCTCTTCTTTTTTATGGTTTGACTGAGGATTCTCTTTGGGCTGCCAAGTATCTAATTCTAGGTAGAAAGTGCCGCTTTTGGATTCTTTAAGATTCCAATTTGACCAGCCTTGATCATTAGCGTGTTTCTGAATTGTGCTGACATCCTTTGTGCCGAATGCGATTTTAGTCATTTCGCCATACTTGGTTTGCACCTTTTTGACTTGTCCGATAAAGACTTTTATAAGTTCGTTATTTTCCATTTTTACTGATTTTAATTAATTAGATTCTTGGTTTATGTGTGCCGCAATTTCGTAAAAGTTGACGTTTGCAATAAATGCGCGAGCATAATCTTGACACAATTTATTGTCATCGATGGTAGCACCAAACACGACTTCTTCAATAATTGATTCTACTTCTGAGGATGTTATAGGTTCTGATCCTTCTATCACCCATCCATCAAATATTTCTAGTGCAATACGCCAAGTAGCGTAGTTAGTCCATCCGTTGTATTTTGCGTATCCCATCTTAAATTGATTTTAGTTTAGAAATTAAAGCATCTGACACATCGTACTTAGATGTAATTTTTTCAATGTCACCACCGCCTGCAATGTACTCTTGTGCTTTTTGCCAAGAAGATGTGTTTGCTTTAAGCTGTGGCTTGCTGGCTGCTTTGACCTGCTGACCACCAGCGTCTGTGTCTTTGTCAGTCACAATACCTAGTGCTGCTGATATGCAGTACCTGCGCATATAGCTTAAATTTGAACCGAATACTTGAAATTCGTTCATCCCTTTCAACTGAACTCCTTGAATTAGGTTTGCTCGGCTTGCTCGAAATTCTCCACTTTCAATATGAAATATGGTTGTGACAAGTGCATCACCATCAAGTTCTTGCGTGAATCCAAGTCCGTGCTTTTTCATTAGCGGATTGATGACTTTGAATATAGAAGGAAGGTCTGCATAGCTGTACCCATACCCTTGTGTTCCTTTGTGTATTGTTGGGCATTCTTGCTGAAATGCCGCCATAGATTTAAACAGATTTTTCATTTGTTAATTTGTTTTTGATGTTAATGATTTGATTTTGAGATGGCACTTTGCCATCGGCTAAATTAAAGAGAAATTGATTGAAGGCATATCTGTTGGAATAGAGATGCGCATATACATTGGCAACTAGCAAGTTGTCATTGTGCTGAAGGTGACTGTGCTTCTCAAGCATTTCACCAATTGTTTGTTCAAGGTTCATAAGATTATGATTGCAATTATGATTAAGGTGATAATCACCAAGTTGATGATTGCTTCGTGCTTTAAATCGTGGTCGTTCATTGCTTTAAGAATGTTAGTTTGTTCATAAAGCTATTGCTATGGTCTTTCTCTCGATATGCACAGAGAACTGTGCCTAGAATGTCAGAGCATTCGACCTCTTCGATTTTGGTTTTAACAGTTTCGCCTTCGTAAGTTAAAGGCTTCTCTGATGCCAAGCGATTAAACTCTCCTACCCAATATAGGAAATCCTTATCTCCTTCTTTATGGTAAGTGCCATTGCAACCGCATCGGCATTGGTCTTTGAATCCGTGATAGATTTTTGTGATTTTCATCGTTGTTTGTTTTAATTGTTTCGACAAATATAGGATTAAATGTTGATAAGACAAATAACTTTTTAAAAAAAAGACAAAAAAAAGGGCAATCCTTTCGAACTGCCCCCTATTAAACAAACAAACAATGAACGCTTCTAGTCTGCCAAAGTCGGCAAATAGTCTTTTAATATGCGATTAACGAAGTGCAAATTCTCTTTTCTCATTCTTTCCAGCATCACCTTGTCATCAGTTGCACCCTTACCTGCAGCAATCTTAGCATTCTGCTCAAGCAGGTAATCCTTGACAATCTCCTTCCACTCTTCTATTGTGTACTTCATACGCAAATGTATTATAAATTCATCAATAAATTGATAGGCGTTTTGCCGTTGTCAAGAACGACCATACAACCGATAGCTGGCTTCTTGCCATACTTAGCGTAAGCCATAGCGTAGGCTTTGTGGTTTATGCCACATCCTACCTGACTACCATAGATTTTAAAGTTTTGACCAACCACATATTCGGTATAAGCCTGCGTATGCAGATGTCCTTGCACAGTTGACATCAGGTCTGCCTTGCATTTAGTTCGTGCTGTACCACCTTCTCCGTGAATATACTGAACATCGTCAATGACTAATCGCTCTACGAAGTTCCACTCAGGCACTTCCAAAACATCTTTGTAGCTTTTAATCCATTTACTTGGAATCGCTGATGTTTGAGCCTTACGCATAATTAACCGATCGTGATTGCCAATAATAACATCAGCTTTTGGAAACGCATCTCTCCACTTAGCTATCTTATTAATTGACAGGTCAAGTTCCTGACCTCCCCCCATACCATCAGCATCGGTTTCGTGGTAGCTTGCATAGTGGTTGTCTATGACATCGCCTATAAAGATGGTTCTATTTGTATTGAACTTCTCAGATTGCTCAAGGCAAAACTCAAGGTATCCATCCAAGCAAAATGGTTCGTGCAAGTCACCTATGACAAGGATGCGATTCTCTTTGGACTTCAATCCACTTACCAGCTTGTTTAGCCCCTCACTTAGTCTTGGTCTGTTCATGTCTATACAGGTTAAATTCTATTCTCGGATTCTCTTTATCTAGCTTTCTATGTGCAACTATCTCAACGCACTTGTTGTCATTCTTAATCGCCCCAGCTTTCTGAAGGCAGTCAAGGATTATCTTTAAGCTGTTGTCAAGGTCTGCTCTGCGTGATGGATAGTAAACAGTTAAGTTGATACCAAACTCGCATTCGAGCATCTTAGAGGCTCTGTACTGCGTTAAAAATGATTTCTCGTAGTCTTTTAGGTCTTTGCCTTTTGCGAGCGAGCAGCGACTCCCTAAACGAATGATACGATAGCAGTTTGATTTGCTAGGCACATTGCCTTTTATAGTGGTTTTATAAACTTCCACGCTATGCGGATTACGATTCCGATCACCGCTAAAATAACGAAAAACCAAATGAATCGCTTTCCGTGCTTTTGAATATGCTCAACAAACGATTGTTTCCTTACCACGACTTGCTCAAAAGGTACAGATACAGTTTTATAGATTGTATCAGTCTTACACTGACCTGATATATATACAGTATCACCCTGCCGAACGTATTGGATTCTAAGTTTGTCCTTATAAATAGTGACAGTATCACCATCTGTTCCTTGAAAGATAGTATCAACTTCGACTTGTGGAATTGTGATTTGTATCGTGTCATTTATAGTATCTCGTTTTAATAGTTGAGGATATAGAATTGTCAGCTTTTCAATCTTGCGCTCTGCCCTTCTCAACTTCTTTTCTACGCGCTGCTCCAAAGAACAACTGCTTAGAATCAATATTAAGGCTGTTACAAGCCCTCTCATCGATTATCTTGAAAGTTTGTATAGACAGTTCTACCTTTAGATTTTGAAGCCCTTAAAACTTGTTTTCTGTTGCCTTCTGATTTGTAGCTAACGTGAACCCAGCTAGGGTTTTTATCATCACCAAACTCCCATATCATTTGATCAAAGTCTAAATGGTCATAGATGTACCAAAATATGTCTGCGTTGCTTGGATATTCACGCGCATCATTATCAATATCAATAGCCTCACCCTTACAATGCTGAGATGTTTTTGAACCTCCTATTGCTTTATTTAACTCAGGCGAACGATAACCACTACTGACAAATATAGGCTTACCGAAATGATCTCGGATCGGCTGAAATACATTGTTAGCTAAATTGATTAGCGCAGTTAAATGCTCACCTTTTGGCTCATTGTCGATGCCTCTGCGTGTCGCTGTCAGGCTTTTACTGACTTCTTTTAATGTTAGGTTAGCACTAATTTTCATCGGTCACCCTTCTCTTAGATACTCGCTTCTTAGCAGTTTGAATGATGCGCTCCTCAAGACGTGCGATTGTAGCAGATTGCTCTATCAAAACCTGATTCATTTCGTCTAGCTTCTTACGAAGTTCCTCAATCTCATTTTTTAAAGACTCAATGATTTCCTCATTCTTCTTGACAATCGCTGATGCCTGCAATGTCTGCACAACAAACGCTCCTATTGTTTTCCCCTTCCAAATCAAAGTACCTAATGCAACCGCACTCAGCACAGTCATTATTCCGTGTTCGCTGATTAGTTTAGCAACGCCCTCTATAACTTCCATTCTTGCTCAATTTTTTGATAAATCTCTGCAACTTGATCACGTTGCTTTTCTTTGGTTCGTATGATTTCTTCTTTACAGTACCCATCCGCAGAAGTTACTTTCAGATGCTGGATTGACATCGCTGTTAGTATTAGATGAATACTCAGGGAATAAACTGCTATTGTTGCATAGGTAATCAACTAGCCTATTAGAATAGTAAACAGCAAAGTCTCGCTCCTGAGATACTAAGCTGTCAACGTCTGACTTATCCAATGCTGTGGCATTCTCAGGTTGATGGCGATAAATACCTCCGTTGCCGATGGTAACGCTTCCCATTGGTAAGAACTCAACCAATGACCAATGTATCAACGCAGGCTTTACCCAATCCGTGACAAGTGATAAGTAGTTGCCTGCAAGTGTACCTGCAATGATGTCGGCTTGTATCTTCTCAAGTAGGTCAGTTCCTAACAAACGCTGGATGTGCATATCCTGTGCGATTGCTATGTATTGCACGAACTTGTCGCTGTCTACATTGCCACTCAAGTTTGAGTAACGTAGTACATCATCTGTCTTTATGAGTAGTGCTTTTGCCATTTTATCTTGGGTTTACAAAGCCTTCATTCGGCATATCTTTTGGCTTCATCGCCACTTCTTTAGGATTACGAACGCGATAACCTTCTTTTTCGCTTTTGTTGGTGCTAATGGTTGGTGCAAGCGGACTCTTTGTGTCAATACCTCCATCTTCAACAGGCTTGCGATAAACTCTACGCATCCATTTATGGTGACATCTTGCACCGCCTTTGTACTTCCAAATTGAATAAGTAGATGCACCACCCACTCCAAAACCAGCGTTTACCGCTTTATCACCCATTGCAATGATGTCTTCTTTTCTGTATAGCTTATCGGCTGAAGTCATCTTCTTGCAAAAATCTCTACTGTTTGCTGATGCTCTGTTTGGCGAATAAACATATCGTGTTTTGTACGCAACTCCATCAATCACTCTGTCTTGCTCGCTCTTCGCATTAGGTCTAGCTGTGCCTGTGCTGACAAAGTTGTATACCTTTGACAACAGGCTTGGCTCTTTGTCATCTTCGTCATAATCAACATCACTCTCTTCTATCAACTCCCATCCTTCACCAAGTTCTTCGCCTTTTTCAATCAGCAGTTCTGCTATCTCGTCAAGGTTGTCACCTTTTGACAATTCAATACCTGTCTTTTCCTGCGCCGTGTCCTCGTCAACTTCTTCGATTTCCATCTCGCTAAACTCTAGAGGCTGGCTAGTTAAGAAGAATGTGTTTAAGCTGATGTTGTTAAAGGATAGAATCGCGTTGACTGACTCAATAATGACTCGTTGCATTGGCTTGATAACTGTGTTGTCAAACAACAAAGCTGCCATCTTAATTTCATCTGCGTTTGAACCAAGTCCTCCGTTTTGTGGTAAACCAAATAGCAAAGGTGAAGTCACTCTGTGTGATACCATTATCTTTTTGCTTGCCTCCTCTGAGATGAATTGATATTGATTGTGCGCATCAGGTAAAGTGATGGACTCTATTTGCGCTGCTGTGTCTTGCGAATCATTAAAAGCTACAATTACGCTGTCACCTTCTGTGCCTGTAAACTTGTCTTTAATCTTTGACTCAATCATCCGCTGCTGATCTTCTTCAGGTATGCCATTATTAAAGTTGATTATAGTGCTACCTGAGAACCTTGTGTAGATGTTGTTTAGGTGAAATTGTCCAAGTTCTATCTCAACGAATGCGTAGTCTAATCCTGATTGGTATTCGACAGGACTGAAGTAATGAAATCCAGCTTTATATGGTTTGATGACCATAACCTCAAGACCTTCTCTACTTTTCCCAAAGCAAGGTATGCGCTGATGCTCATCGTTACGTTTGGCGTTTGCCCAATCATCGCAGTAATAATATGCCTCAATGTAACCTTCCTCATTCATCTTCTCAGGTCGCAGGTTTTGGATTGGCATATGTGCTACCTCCATCACCTTTGTGTGTGCTGTGTCGTAGATTACCTGATAAGCAGCTTGACCGAAAGTGTAAAAGTCATCGCATATCTTGCGCATACAATCCTCGCTGAATAGCTGAACCATCATAGCGTACTCATCAGGCTTCTTTGCAGCGTTTGTGGCGTGTAACCCGCGCCCATAAATCATATCGCTAATGCCATTGATTAACGCGCTATTGGTAGGCGATTCTTTGGCATCTATGAGCGTCTGATAGTAGTTATTATCTACGCCATACGCTACCCATTTGTCGCGCTTGTTCTCGCTGATCTCAGGCGTTGTGTACTTACCCAGTTGCACTAGGCTAATGTTGCTGCTCATATTATGACAAATTCGTTATTAGATGACTGCTCCGTAAACAGACTCTCATTGATGCTGAATTTTGCAAAGTCAGTATCGTCTGTAATGTATGCTTTGCCTCGAAAGCAAAGTTCTGCACCATCTTTTATTTCAATAATGTAATTCTGACCATCCACCAGCACAGGAGAAAATGTATTTGTAATGGTCAAGTAGCCGTTCAAATAAGTAGCTGCTAGATTAAAAGTGTGTGTCAGCTTGTTTTGTTGCTCACTGGTGAAAGTTACATCTACATTTCCTGTCGGCTCAAATCGCGGAATCACTTGGAACGATTGAGCCGTTGCTGATGTGGTTAAGATTACCATATACTATAAACGAATTTTTTAGGTTTTGTTCTAAATAAAAAAGGCTACCCACATTGGATAGCCCTTTCTAATCACCTTTGCTAATTATTAGCTGGTGACTATTGAAGTAATACCTAAATTGGTTAGCTTATCTGCAATTGTTGTTCCTGTAGCTGGAATACAAAAGTTCGCAGGAACTTTCTCGCTTCCTGAGAACGTCAATGTATAACCATTCAAATCACCTAACGCACCTCCTGTGGCAAACGTACCGCCTGTCACATCAAGTCCGTGTTCGTGACCGCAAAGCAACAAATCTCCATTGTTGGTTTCAACTAAGATTTTTGGTCTACCATAGCAAAGCAATTTCAACTCTTTGTTAGCTTCCTTTGTCATCTTTTTCAAAGTGATGTTTAAGGCTTGCTCAAAGAATGTAGTGCCGTTATCTCGGCTTGCTGTAATGGTCTGCTCAAGCGTATTAGTTGTCGCTTTCAATTCGTACTTGTACGCAGTTAAACTTGAACCTAAAACGTCAATCACATCTGTGTCTGTGGCATCAAATGTGAATGCTGATTCGGGCAAGTCTGCGTAGTTAAAAATGTAGATGTTATTAATGCCACCTACTGCGTCTTTGCAAGGCTCAACTCGTCCTGCTGTAATATCGCAACTCATATCTATTTTTTGTTAAAAAAAAGGGCAGACAAGCAATCGCTCACCTGCCCCAATTTTGGTTAGTATTAAATTAAGCGTAAAGAACTATGTCTTCTACTACTCCGTAGGTTGCGCCTTGAAAGAAGCGAGCAACAAATCTGAAGTTGTTAGAACCATCAATGTCAGCCATATCAAGTAGCTTAACTTCTTGCATTGCGCTGAGTAAAGATGTTCCGAAGAAAAGGTTGCTAGTTTGAGCAGCTACCATCTTGTTGTCAGTCAATCCTTCTGCAACAAATACAGGGATGCCGTTGAAGAACAAATCAACCAAACGCTGGTTTGAACCTCTGTTCTCGTATCCGTTAGCACCTACTCCAGCCGCAGCGTATCCAGCTAAATGTTCGATGTATGCCTTGTAAACATTCTTAGAAACGTATAGCTTCAAATCCTCTTTGCCATAAACAGCAGAAGGAATTTGAGCGACAACTAATGACATCTGTGCAGCAACGTTAGCAGCAGTTATTGTGGTTGCTGTAATTTCTTGAGCAGCAGGAAGAGCAGCGTCAGCAGCAAGCTGAACAGCTAGTCCATCAAACTCACCTTCATTAGCGTTTACACCTGACCAAATATTCTGCTCAATCTTCTGAGCAACTTTAGAGCCTATGTGACCAATCATATAGTCAGCAAGTGAAGAAGGAACGTCACCTGAATTAGCACCCATCTGAGCAACTTCCCAAGTTGTTACGAAGTCCTTTTTACAAAGCTGAAGGTTTACTTGAGCCTCTTCAACTGTTAAGATTCTTTCGGTTAGATCAACAGTAGATGTTGGTGTAAAGTCGCAAGTTGCATTCTTTACGATAGCATCAACGTCAATTCGCTGAATAACCTCTTTTTGCATTACGTTAGGGCGAACTGTGATGCCGCCATTTTCGATAGTGCTTGCGCTCAATAGAGCAGCACTTATATACTGACCTGCTGCTTCTCCAGCGTAGGTAGTAGTGATATTAGTAGTTGTAGCCATTTTTATTTCTTGATTTGAGCTATTTTAGAAAGCACTCTTGATTCAGTACCTCCAAATTTTATTGAATGAAAATTGAATGATTTACCTGATTCTTTATCAGGGTTTGGCATAATTGCCTTTGCGGCTGGCATATCTTCTTTTGATAATTCAACCTCTTCTTTTACTTCCTCTTTTTTAGTCTCAGAAAGCATAGACTTAATTTCGCCAATAGCTGCTTCAAAGTCTTCCTTTGTTACATAGCTTGGCTCTTCGCTTGCCTCTACCTCAACTTCTTTGGTTTCGACAGCTTCTTCTTCAGCAACAGGCTCTTCCTCCATTGCTTTCATTTCACCAATCACACCTTCTTCAGATACGACTAGCACTCTAGATTCGGGCAGTTCATACTCGCCAACAGGCAATGGCACTTGACCATCTTCTGTGACAATGAAAACCGCCTCACCAGCCTCGAAACTCTCTGCTTCGATAACTGTGCCATTTTCAAGAGTCATTTGCTCTAGCTTAATTTCGATGCCGAGCAAAGTCTTGATTTGATTTAATACAGAATTTTCCATACTGTATAAACGTAATTTCGAGAAAGTGTTAGATTTTCAACTTCCGCAAGCCTCGCAATCCTCGTCATCAAGGCTGCATTGCTGTGGTTTGACTTGCTTGGTTTTATCAAGTTCTGCTGCCTTGCGGAGCATTTCTGCGAACGCTTCGCCTTCTTCCGTGATGTTGCTCATTTATATTTCTTCGTCAGGTTGAAACTCGTATTTCCAATTATTGAAAGCGTCAGGTGTTGCAAACATTGTGACCTTGTTGTCATCTATTTGTTCTGTGCTTTCTATACCTGTGTAGCTGGTAGTCGATTGGTCTTCGTTGTATCTTACAAAATCCCAAGTGATCGCTGTGTCAGGGACGATGTAAGTATGGTCTGTGATATAGCCGTAGTGATTCATTAGTGTGCTTGTATATATGTTCCTGAGAAGTTGCTAAGTGTTAAATCATTTGTACCTGCACTACCGCTATTCGGCACAGTAGTATCTCCGTTGTTAATGTCAAACTTGTACCAATACTTAGGGGTTGCGCCTAAAACTGTTGTCGGATTTGCGCCTGCACCTGAATTGTAAAGAGATTGTGCTTGTGATACACTACCTGTTGTTTCGGCTATAACAACATCATCCATTGCCACGTTAGAATAAAGTGATGACGTATTGTATCTTGAAAAGAAAGAATTTAAATCTACTCCATTCTGTGTTATTGATGCCCCACCGCTTCCGTAATCCACTCCATCAAAAACAAGATGTCTGTTATTTCCTACTCTATAAAAATAAACGTGATGCCAATCACCATCATCCCACCCTGAAAGTCCTGAATCACTCCATTCTTCTCTTGAATTAGTTTGTGATGCCCCTTGCCACCTGATGTATGGTGTGCTTCCTTTTCTTAAAAAAATGTATTTGTAATTAACACTACTTTTCGACATTACTACATTGAGTGAATTGCTAGTGCCACTTCCCTTAATCCAAAATGAAGTAATCCAATCTGTTGTTCCTGATATTGATAAAGTTGAAGCTGTTAACGCATCATCATTAACGCCATCGGGGAATATTGCATTTCCAAAATTGTAGCTTGTCGACAATAAAGCTGTTGAGCCTAGATATACTTGACTGACATCTGTACTTCCCAACTTTAGCGTGGTGATGTCTGTACTTCCTAATTCAATCGGCATATTAAGTAATTATGTAAAGTGTTGATGCGTCAGGTGTTGCGATGGCATCGTATTCCGCTTGCGTCAAACTCATAATGTTCGTAATGACATCTGCACCTGTAACTCCTGTTGGATCAGATGGTAGGTAGTCAGCATCGTTTGTCAGCGTTGATACGTTATCGTTTGGCTGCACCGATGTTGCCCCAAGTGCTGCTCCTGACGTTACTGTGGCAACTGCTACGCTGTTGACTGTGCCTGTCAAATCTCCAGCTAAGATTGTCGCTGTTGAGTCTTGGTTTGCTGTCGCTCCTAATGCCGCACCGCTTGTGACTGTGGCAACCGCTACGGAATTGATAGTGCCTACTGTTGTTACACCCGCATTGTCTATTGTAACATCACCCGACATTGCAACTGATACCGACTGATTTGATGCGTTGCCAAGAAACATCTTGCCTGAGTCAAGGTTTGGCGTTGCGTTTGCCCTACCTGCACCTCCTACTTTGATGATGCCAGCACTTGCGTGACTTCTTATGACTCTACCGATGTTCTGAATGTCTGCTGATTCACCGCTTGGTGGTGTAGCTGTCAACTCACCTGCTGATGTGGAAACGTATAGTGTATCGCCTTCAGTAAATGCTGATGTGTTTAACCCTGTTAAGTTTCCAAAAGTAATCACCTCGCAAGCTGCGTTATTGTTCGCATCCGCATAAACTAAACCGAATGCTGGTCTTGCAGTAGCATCATCTGCATCAGCTAAATCAACAAGCGTTTCGTTTCCGCTTACACCTGTAATTGAAACGACCTTGCCCTTTAGTAAGGTCGCTCCGCTTTCGTTCTTAGCACCGAATCGAATCGCACCATTTACATCGCCTATAAATTCATCTGATGTAACTGTGCCTGTAATGTTTATGTTACCTTTGCCTGTGACATCGAGTGTGTTTAAATCTAAGTCACCGCCTAGCTGTGGCGTAGTGTCATCGACTACCGCAGCAATACCACCACCCCCTGCGCTGTATTGAGGAATGTTTAATGTATCACCTACCAATGTAGCTGCTCCTGACGTTCCTGTTGTGGTTAAGGTTATACTATTCTGCTTGTCGTTAAATGTGTTCCAATCAGTTGAACTTAAATAACCATCTGTCGATGTCGTTGATTGTGAAATTGATAAATCAGGAGTAGTTGTTCCGTTTGTTACAGCTAACGGAGCGTTTGTTGTAACTTCTGTTACTGTTCCACTACCACCTCCTCCACTATACTGTGGAATGTTTAAAGTGTCTCCTACCAATGTAGCTGCACCTGATGTGCCTGTGGTAGTTAAGGTGATGTCTCCTTGCTTTGCGTCTAGTGCCGTTTGCGTTGCCGTGCTTATTGGCTTATCTGCATCGCTGGTGTTGTCTACGTTTGCAAGTCCAACATCTGACTTTGTGTAGTCACCGCTTTGAGCAGTTACTGCGCCTGTTCTGCCAAATACTGAATCAACAGCATTGACCTCTGCGCCTGATGATATGCCTGACAGCTTGCTTTGCTCGGCATCGGTAAAGGCGTTTGTGTTAGCGTTGTTTTCGTATGCTGTTTTGATCTCAGCATCCGTTGGGTTTACCTCTGCTCCAGCTTCAATGCCTAGTAGCTTAGTCTGTTCTGAATCGCTAAACTCATTGGTATTTGCATTGCTTTCGTATGCTGTTTTGACATCGGCTGCTGTTTTCGCGTTTCCGATTGACGCTTCAAGTTCTGCGAAGCTGTGTATGCCTACTCTCTCTGTTGCCATTAGTTGACTGTTAAGTAAAGTTCGTTATCGGATGTGACGTATTTGAAATCATCCGTTGTGATGTATATGTAGTTGATGATGGTTGGAGGCGTGCCTGTAATATTGCCTATGCCTTGCGCCCATAGTGAGCCATCGCAGCACTTAACGGAATATGTGTTGTTAGGACATAAGCATCCCCTCCTACCGCCTCGCCTTGATGATTGCGCATTGTAATACCGCAGCTTATCCTTACGCATCTAAGCTGTTGATTTTAGATTCTGCCCAACTCAATGCAGATTTGCCGCCCCATAGCAAGTAGCTGATAGTTCCGCAAGCCTCTGTGTCTGAAGCATCATAATACTCTTCCGCCCTACTCAAGTAGCTTTTCATTCGCTTGATGGTTTCTAAGCTGATTGGTTTGCCTTGTGCTAACTGCTGCGCCCTAATCTTACCGACCTGTGTAGCGCATTTATTGTTGACCTTCTCGTTTAGTTCTAAGCCTCGCTTTGCGTTGTTCTTTACCGAATCAGGATAGTCGCTATATGATTCCATTGAAACACGCTTGCCGCTTTTGGTTCGCTTGTCTGACTTGATTACCGCCTTGACTTCTTTAAGCAAGTATTCTTTTTCCTCTGCCTCAAATGCTGCTAGGATCGTGTCTATGGATTCAACAGCTTTCAGTTCTGTCTTGTCAGCGAAATAACCTTCAATAGAAAATCCTTTTACCTTACCTGTTTTGACGTACTCATTCCATACCGCATCGTTGTCAACTTTTACGCTGACCATCCAAGTGCCGACAGGCATCGAAAGTCCGTAATACGCTGACTTGTCTTTTTCTGTGTCATCGACTAACCAAGATTCAACTACTGTCAGGTTAGATAATTTAAGCTGATGCTCTAAAGTGCTTTTGCTCTGATTGCCTTGCTTCAAAAATAGCTGCGATGTTTTGGCAATAGTCTCCTTTGAGAAGTAAACGTAGAATTCTTCCTCGCCATTCTTGCGGAATATGGTTTTGTTAGGTATCAATGCTGCGCCCATCAATACACGCTTCTCCTTATCTACTTCTGCCAGCTTGATTTCTTGGTCTTTGCTTAAAGCAATGAAGTCAGACTCTATTGCAGGTGACTCGACTATGCTGATGGCATTGACTCCAGCATCAATACTTTCTTCGTCAAGTATCAGTTCTATAATCTTCATATGTAATAAACGAATTTTTTAGGTTTTGTTTTTATCAAAATGATGACTTGTCTCGGCTGTTTCTGTCAAGGCTCTGCTGACTCGTTACGTCTGTCGATACAACATAGGCTTTGACAGGTTCTTGATTCTGTTGTGCAATACTGCCAGCCACCTGATTAAATCCGCTTGTTCCGACTGTGTTAAATTGTGGCGCGCCACCGCCTGCTGTTGGTATTGATGGTGTGCTTGTACTTGCGCCACCGCCACCGCCTCCGCCTCCGCCACCGCTTGGCTCATATTTAGCAGATGCTATTTTTGCTACCGCGACTGCTGATGATAATACTGCAAAAGCTAAAGAAGCGATACCTGCTGGATTTGGTGCTGCTCCTATTGCAACAGGTGCATAAGCAAGCGATGCTGTTACTGCCTTAATGCCATCAACTATAGCTAAAGCTAACTGAAGCCCTTTCGTGATTTGAAATTGACGTTTAGCATTTACTTTTGACTTCTCTAAAAAAAAGTCTGTTGCTCCTGATAATGCTTGCAAACCATCGGTCGCAAGCTGTTCAAGTTGTTCCTGTTTTTCTCTTTCTAGTGCTATTTGGTCTGCAGCTGCTTTTTCTTCAGCAGCTTTCCGTTCTGCATCATATTTATCTCGTATAGCTTGCTGTTCGGCTTCTTGCGCCTCTGTGATTTGCTTTTGTAGTTCAGCGTTGCCTTCTGCCTGTGCGTATAGATCATCATATTTTTGAGCAGACATCATCAACTCTTTATCAATACCTTCTTGCATTATTTCAAGGCTGATGTCATCTAATTGTTTTTGCCTGTCTATGGCTTGTTGAGTAATCTGATCCTGTAAGTCTCTTTGCTCGCGCAGCAAACTGTTTCTATTTATTAGCTGTTCAGACTCAAAACCTGTGACCTTTGCTAATATAGCTGCCCTTTCGTTTTCTAATTCCAGCAGTTGTTTTTTAGCTTCAAACTCAGGTATTAAACCTTTGGCTAATCTATCTTGGATTGCTCTTTGTTGAATGTCAATTAAGGCTGTTTCCGCCTCAATTTGGTCTTGCAATATTTCACCTAGCTTCTCATTCGCTGCGATGCGCTCTTCAAATGATTTTGTCTCGTCATCTCGAATCTGTCTTTGAATTTCAGCAGCTCTGTCAAATTCTTCTATTAAGCCTTGTTGCTGAATAGCTGCAATTTCTGCTGCTTTACTCAGTTCAACAGTAGCCTTCGCGCTTTTTAATGTTTCCGATGTGTAGTCGCTTATTGCTGTAACCGCTTCACTTACTAGCTCCGTTGCTTTGTCAAAGGAATTATTTACGCCTGTTAGTACATCTAGTGATTCCTTGCCTGCTGCTTTAACATCATCCATCGCGCCTGCAAAGTCTCCACTAAATACCTTCTTAACAGCACTCGCTAAAAAGCCTAATGTATCAAGATAAGAATCAAAACGTTCTTGTATGTTTTTCTTGAACGCTTCAGCAAAGTCTATTAATGCTTGTTTAGGATCTTCAAAGATTGATTTAAAATAATCTACAACAGAACCGACATTTGCTTCTAAGAATTTAAACAAATCATTTCCAGCTATTTTTAAAGCTGTTAGACCTGTTTCAAAAGCGTCTATTGCCCCTTGATTGTTTTTAAATACCTGAACCAAAGTTCCTAATGCGGAAATGAGTAAGCCGATACCTGCTGCTTTAATAGCTGTGCCGACTTTCTTAAATCCACCAGCAAGTCCTGATGTGCCTTTTGCTGACTTTTTTAATTCCTTATTAACGCCCCCTGTGCCTTTTTCAACTTTTTTTAATTCCTTATTAACGCCCTCTGTTGATTCTTCAACTTTTTTTAATCCCTTGCCAACGCCCTCTGTGCCTTTTTCAGTTTCTTTTAATCCCTTACCAACGCCCCATACATCTTTTGCTGCTGCTTTAATAAGTTTGACGAATTTCTTAAATCCTGAGATAGCACTGCCTGTTGTTTTATTAAGCTGGTTTGACAGTCCAGCATTAGCTGCATTGGTTTGCTGTAAGTTGCTGTTGGTTGTTTTTATTTCTTGGTTTAATTGAGTAACCTCAGAACTATTAACATCAACCTCAATCTCAACTACTTTTCTTATTTTTTCAGCCATTACTTTGTAGTTTAAAGTAGTTCTTAAATTCGGCTAGGTTCTCAGGTACTTTGTACTTGCCTTTTGCCATCTGTGTTAGTTGACCGCCATCGTGCCAATCATCGCTCTTCAGTAGTTCTATAATATCCTTAATCATTCTACAAGTGTTAAAAGTTCAAACGCTGCTTCGCCTGTTGTCAGGTTTAGCTTCATAT